GCTGCCGCAGGTTATGGTGGTGATAAGGCAATATTTGGAGGTGACGCAAGTTATGGAACGACCAACCTAGTATCTAATACTGGTGTTGTCGCAGCTGACATTGCTAATGTTGGTACTAAAATAAGGGACTATGCAGCAGCAGGATTTTCATTAAGTTAAAATTATATAGAGGAAAAATAGTATGGCTTTATTAGACGATATAGAACAAACGGAACCCACAGCAGAAGAAATTGCACAAGCAAGGGAAAATGCTTTGGGGGCAACCCACCCAGCGTCTTGGGTGTGGGATGAATCTGTAACATCATACGTAGCACCAATCACTCCCCCAACTGACGGCTATCCGTATTTGTGGGATGAGACTGCTGGAAACTGGGTGGCATTTCCAGGCTTTCCAAGAGATTAACATTTAATATATAGAATAAATTATGGCTTCAAATCTAAATTCGGAATTTAATTATAGATATCAAGTTGGTAAAGCAATGGAAACAATTGCTGTTGGCCGATTATGATCAAAGAACAATACCGAAGTGATTATGAAGGTGAATTTGTAATCACCGAAAGTAAATGGTCCGGCGGCAAAAAAACACAGAATAGAGAATGGGTAGAAAATCCAATTAACAATCAACATATTAGTGGCCGCGCTGCTTGTATTGCCAGTGATATTGATAAACACAATTTTAACTATACAAGACTACACCGACATAAAGGTGGGTTGTTAGGTTCAAAAAAACTCCAAACGTATGGCACTGGATCTATTACAAAAGAAATGCGTTTAGATTTTGCTGTTGAAATTAATAGACCAATACTCCAAGATATATTAGATCGCGGATACTCAACTGACAATATTGTGTACACCACTACTAGAAACTGTTTGGTTAACCCAGGCGAGTTCTATTTAATTCCATACAACACACTTATGGCTATGGAAGCACTTGTATTATGGTTGGCAGCATTTGATGGACATACAGAAATCTTTATGTTAGGTTATTCTAACACAACTCCAGGAACAACCAGTGAATGGATGTCACACGTAAACACAGTTATTTCTGTGTTTCCTTCTGTTAAGTTTACTTTAGTCGGCGAAGAAACTAATATGCCACGTGAATGGCGTAAAAATGCCAATGTTAATGTAATGGATCATCGCCCATTTGTTAGTTATTGCGACGTTAGGTAAAGCTACTCTCAACCGTGGCCATCTTGTCACGCACCGCATCAAAATTTACAGTTGACCACAATCCAGGATGCATAGGCCTTGGCCATGTCCCGCTAGCAATCCACGCCCATCCAATATGTTCTTCATTTAGTATTGGTGTAAACTCATTGGCCACACTACAAAAGAATGTGTGATAAGAAAATCCACCATCTGCACTTGTAAACTTTTCTATTGGAACTAACTTTATATATTCAGGCATTGAGCCTAATTCTTCTTTGCACTCACGAGTCATTGCTTCCATAAGTGTCTCGCCTAAATCAATTTTACCACCCGGCAATCCCCAGGAATCCGGATGACGTGTATCGTTACGCAACAAGTATAGATACCGTTGTGTGCTTATGCTATAAAACCAAACACCTACTGCGGTCAAAGTACTATTCTCCATTGTCCGCCTGGATACAATCCTTGATAACTCTTAACCCAAGTTGATCCTGTCCACTTGTATTGTATTGCGGTAGTAATGTTAGTGACGTATTGTAAATTATCCGGACTTGATGTGTTGTCAAATACCACTTGCCAACGACTGTCAATGTATTCAATGATGTCGTTTGTTTTAGCAATCAACGGTTGTCCCAATGTACCTTGCCACGCTACTGCGTTGCCAGAATTACTACCAGTGTCTTCTGTTAGTAAGTATCGATGACCTGCTGCCGCTATAGGTAATCCTTCTCCTGGTCCACTACGCAATGGATCAATAACAGACCTAACTGGAGATAATGTATTCTGTGGCTTTGTATCCTCGTCAATTGTAAACAACATAAAGCGATCATCACTTGGATCATAAGCAACTGTGCCGGCAACTTCTGTGCCATCTGCTTGCTCTAAAAATACTTGGCTAATGCCCGGACGTAATACACCATACGCACCCACTAATGCTGTCCATAATAAGTTGCTTGGAGGAGAGTCTGCTGGTGTTAAACTAGAATTTGGTTCATCTACTACAGCACTAGGTCGTAATGCTTGTAATTTATTGCCAATAAGCAATGTTTGATAATCCCACGGAGTAATTACAACTCGTGTACCTAACAATAAATCATTGTCTAATACAGCGTTTGAAGCATCGCCATTGGCATCATGTATATTGGCAATGATACGTTCGACAACACCCAACTTCTTAACTTTAGCAGGACTACTGATCCAAATTGGCAACGAGAATGTCATTGTTGCCACATCAATGTTGTCGTCTGTTCCCACTGGAACTGATCTAGACGTCCATTGTGTTGATTCTAATTGCACTACACTTAAACTTGTCCAATCGATGTAGTTGTCTGTGCTTTGTATTTCCAATGCCGGATTAAACAATACAACAATCTGTTCTAACAATTGCATTTTTTGATTAGTATTAGATGTCCATATATCCAATTTAAGTGTTAGCTTGTATGGTACAGGCATCAAGCGTTCAAGTGTAAACGCATTACCTTGTGTAGTTTCGTATGTTTGTGTATTCTCGTCGTATGTACGTTGACGTACAGAAGTCTTGCTTACAAAATATGGTTCTTGCATACGTGGACGATCGTAATCTAATCCAGAGACATAAAAAGACATCATTGGAACCGATGTCATAAAGTTCGCAGAGTTATTCTGCATAATAGTTTGCACCTGGCGACTTGAATCACCATAGCGAATTGGAACACGTACTAATGTATGTGCTGTTCCTTCCTCATTACGACCGTATTCAACTTGGAAGTTTGAAAAGATCCGTGTGAATTGTAAAAGGAAACGACGTATTTGTTCGTCATAAAAAAAGTACGGATTAGAAGTTGAAGGTACAGTTGCCATTGTTTATTAACCGCCGTTGTCTGCGTCTGGTTTAAGTATATCACTTAAACTTTGACGACTTGGAATAGCACCACGATCAGCAGTTTGTACAGTTTCTCTGTTGTTAACAAAGCCTGCTCTTAGTGAAGAATTCTTGTATGTGGTTTCGTCGTAGCCAGTTGCTGGTTCGAATACAGGTGTAGTACGGACGCTGTCTTCAATCTTAACCCATGATCCACCATTGAAGCGGAACAAACGATTTGGAAAGTAGTCTAAGCGTAAAGCATAATCACCCGAGGCAGGGTTAGATGGGAATCCGACACCAGCAGTAATTGGTAAACCATTTGGAGCAACACCGTCACCTGTTAGATAACCTACTGTGTAACCATCAGCACGTGGTGTAGTTGCTTGTCCACCTTGTGTGCCATCCACAGTAGGTGGAGTTTGATCAGCAGTAAGTCCTGCTTGGGCCGGTTGTCCGTCTTCCAAGCTAGGAAGAATATAAAATTTAACAGTATCGTAACCAGTCAACGGAACTTCCACTGCCGCTTGTGTCAATATAGCATCGTTGATTTCTAAATCTTTTGTGCGTGTAGAAGTTTTGTCAGCAATCGTATCCGGAGTTTTTGCTGTCCAATAAGTTGTATCAGTAATAAGTGTTCCGGGAGGAACTTCTCTACTGGCAGTATAAAACGTATCGCCATTATTAACCACGGTACCAGCGGGGTATAAGTTACCCGGATCCCAAATATTATTTGGTTCAAATGCTTGTTTAGTAACGCTGTTGTATTCTTGAGCATTGACCATTGGAGTGGCTTTGACACGCCATAAGTGTGGTAGCCAAGTAGCACTAAAGCCTTCTGCGGCAAACGATGCATCTTGAATTACATACCATTTAGGCAATGCTTTAACAAGGCTGGTATCCAATGGATGATAATCTTTTAAGTTAGGAACTTCAATTACGTCCCCGGACATAAGTTTACGTCCGATTGTATCCATCATATCGTTATAGTGGAATGTAATAAACAGGGTATCATTATTTAAAAACAATCCAAATTGTGTAAGATCAAAATCAATATCCGATACACGATAAACGCCACGCTGAACATATACATCCGGATCGTATTGGCGATCTCTATTTTCTAATAATAGTAAATCTTCAATAAAGAGAGGATTTTGGGTATCATAAACGGGTAATGTAGCGTCAGCATCGCCCGGATCGCCAGTAGATGGTCCGATATATTTGTGGATATATATGTCTAGCCCACCGACAGTATACATTTCCGATATAGTTCTGTCTAAAAACTTATAATCGGACGTCTTATTTGGGCGATATAGCGAGAGTCTTGGCATATAGTTATTTATCGTACCGCTTGACCTGAAAAAGAACTTATGCTATAATAGTGGAATAACTAGTAGTTTGGAGATATCAATGATTGCACATACCCGTATTAAAGCACTTAACCCAAAGAGTTCCGACACCAAATTTATGGGTCACGAACCCACTTGGAATGTTCAACCTCGCCCAGAATTAAGAACGGGATTGATGTCAGCGGCATTTACTTGGTACAATTACTTTTACAATAAAAAAGATGCTCGCGATATGATTGTGGCGTATTTGGAACATAACGGTCGCAAGGCAGATATTAAACGACTTCGTGGTGTAAGTGATAGTACAATACGGTTGACCACTGCTTGGTTGTGTCGTATGACTATGGTAGGACTGGAACTAACCGAAGAAGAGTCTGCCAAACTTGTAATACTGCTTGAAGAAACACTTGGATCTAAACAACAAGATATAGTATCTGCAGATCCAGATGCGGCTGCCACGGTTAAACTAACTATTCAAGATCGTTTGCGTGACAAAGTAATTGAGTGTGCCGGCGAACTAGAAGGTATGTTTGATGAGTTTATTGCCGAAGGTGCTAAAATGAGTGCCAGCTACAAACCTATTGCCACAATCCGTGGTATGAATGTAGCACCACAAATGGTCAAAGATATTGCAGATATTTGGCAACAGAAACTTCCAGAGTTTGAAGCAGTTATCGCTGGTAAAGATTCTGACTTGGTGGAGGCATACAGCCATCTTACTAAAATCCAAATGCGAAACATAATTAAGTTTTGCGAAGCAGTGATCAACGACTGCGGTGCGTATGTACAAATTAAGAAAGTCGAACGTAAGCCACGTAAGGCAAAAGAAATTAGCCCAGAGAAACGTGCTGCAAAATTCAAATACCAAACTGAGTTTGCAGAACTTAAACTTAAAAGTTTGCCAGCATCAAATCTTGTGGACAAGAGCGAAGCATGGTTATATGACACTAAAAAGCGTAAAATTATCCATGTTGTAGCAGACAGTCATGTGGGCACATTTACTGTAAAGAGCAATAGTGTCATTGGATTCTCCACAGTTGATAGCCAGCAACGGACTGTTCGCAAGCCTGCTGAAATTATAAAGGCCATGAGTGCCGCAGGAAAGCCGGCCGCAAGGAAGATCTACAAAGATCTTACTACAACAGAAACCGTGTTTAATGGACGTGGTACAGAGAATTTAATTATTCTAAAGGCTTGGTAAGATAAGTACTGGATGCGATATCCAACACACTTTCCCGACGACTATCCTAAGGATCCTAGAGTTTATGTTCCAAACATTGAGTTTTATATAACCAATGTTTGTAACCTCGCTTGTCCTCAATGTAATAGATTTAATGATTATAACTTTACAGGTTTCCAAAAGTGGAGTGAGTATGAAGAACAATATACAGAGTGGTCTAAAAAAATACGATTACAAAAAGTAACTATACTCGGTGGCGAACCATTGTTAAATCCGTCAATATGTGATTGGATAATTGGACTTAACACGTTATGGGATAGAAAAGTAAATATACTAACTAATGGCACACGGTTAAATTATGTTCCGGGATTATACGAAGCATTATTAAATTATAATAGTCCTAATTGGATTGGTATTAGCATACATAATGCCAACGATGTAGACAAACATTTTGAAGAAGTACCAAATCCATAACAAAGTAGATTTCTACATTACCAATGTCTGTAATTTAACCTGTAATCGTTGCAATCGATTTAACAATTATAATTTTGCTGGGTGGCAACGCTGGTCGGACTATGAAGCAACCTATGAGTCTTGGGGGCAATTAGTAGATCTTAGGGCAATTACTATTATGGGCGGTGAACCTTTTTTGAATCCTACTTTACAAGACTGGGTTACGGGTCTTAATCGTATTTTTGGAATTGAGGTACAAGTGCTTACTAATGGCACACGATTCCGTCAAAATAAAAATCTTTATCAAAGCCTTTTATATCGTTCATCTAAAACCGGAGCCTTAAATCACATTGGGGTTAGTTTGCACAATGTTAAAGATTTTGAAGAGTTTATGAAAGAAGATATTTTAGATTTTCTCGAAGGACCTGTAGACATTTATGAAAAAGGTCATCCGTTAAATAAGTGGAATTCTGACTGGTTTTTTAAAGACAAAAATGGTATTATGGTCAATGTATATACTAGTAATACTTTTGGCAACGCAGCCATAAAACAAAATCAATACAACCGATTTGTATTACACAATAGTGATATTGAATTAGCCCATCAAAATTGTGCTTTTGTTCAATGGAAAAGTTATCACTTTATACGTGGAAAATTATACAAATGTGGTCCGGTCGCACTCATGCCAGAGTTTGACGAACAACATAATTTTGATATCAGTGATGCCGATCGCCAACTATTAAAATCTTACCAGGCACTTTCGGTAGATAATTTTGAAAACTTTAACTCTGAATTCTTTACTAACCTTGATAACCCTATAGCACAATGCAAATTCTGCCCTACACAATATGATCCAGAGACCATTTACCCACTGAGAAAAGGACTTTAAAATGTTTGACGATCCTTTTTATCAGACACACTCTGGCGAAATTTTT